ATGTCTTTTCTTAAATACGTTCTGTTAAGTGCTGCATTTCTATCGTCAGGAAATGCTTTAGCGCAAAACAACGACCAACAAGCCTTGCAAAAATCCACACAAGAATGGCAACCAACTGAAATATCAATCAAAAATGACATTGCCACTGTAGTTTTGCCTGGTAAAACTCTAACGCCTGATGCCTATGAAGCAGTTATTACCAGTGGGGTTTGCATGTCAATCTGGACAAAAAGCACCCCTAAAGATTTTCTCAGTGATATTAAGTTGCTTCATGTAGTAAACATGTATAAATCGATAGGATTTACTTTAGAAAACCCGGCGGCCACTTGCGCGGAGATGGGGAAACTAATGGATCAGCCTGCAAAAATTCTCCTCTCATCGAAAACCAGAGTTTACATGCCAAAATAAGCTAATCATTTTAGCCCGCCTTCTGGCGGGTTATTTCGATTAATCATCCTCGCTATCCGTATCATCGGCATTACTTTCATCATCCATCTCATACTCGATATCAGAGAGTTTCACCTCCAGCTCTAACGCCGTGGTATAGCCGTTATTGCTAAGCGTGTGAGTAACTTTGGTGATAATCCACGCCTGCTCATCGATGATGCGCTTGAAGCCCGAAACCGCGACCGGCGTTTCCGGATAAAGCTCGGCACGGCCAAGTGCCAGGCTGATAGAGAATTCAGCCACACCACGTTGGAGTTTCTCCCACTTTGCTTTAGCCGCCCGCATAGCCTGGGCTTTTGTTGAATAAATCGTGGTTAACGCAAAGACGTTATCCGCTTCACCGGCCATATATTCGCCCTCGCGCGCTTCCGGCGTTTTAGCTTCTTTCTTTTTAGTGGCCTTTGCTTTGGGGTGTTGTAATGCGCGCAGATGCTGCTCTTTTGGCTTACGTTTTACCTTCACTTTTTTTGGCTTTGGCTCTTTGGTATGAAGCCACTGAGCCGTGACACCGGTATAAGCGCCCCTGTCGGCAATCGAAAACTGATGCCGGTCACCATCACTGCGGATGATCGTCACCTGCGGAATCTTCTTACCGCTGGCACTGACCGCATTACCCGGTTTCAGGAACAGCAACTTGCCCGCCTTTACGGAGACCTCGCCGCCATTCCGGTCAGCCAGTCGCGTAAGAAATTTGGCGTCTGATTCCTGAGCCTGGTCGATATGCGGTACTGGAATTTTTGCCAGCTCAGGCGCAACAGCAGCAGTTAATTTATTACGTGTCGCAATAGCCTCAATAATTTGCCCCAGCGTTTTATCATGCCATGACTCTTCGCGCCGTGAGTTCAGCGACCCGCGAAAATCGGCGCTACGGGCGCGAATGGTGACAGTGTCAGGCGCCCCCCGGTGCTCAACTTCATCGACAGTAAAGCTTCCTTTGCCTACAAGTGCGGAATCTTTCCAGCCCAGAAACAGAGTCAGAACAGCACCACGCACCGGCAACTGTACAAGCCCGTCGCTGTCATCCAGTTCAATATCGAGCTGGTCAGCCTCAAAGCCCCGGTTATCCGTCATGGTGAGCTGTATCAGCCTGTTACTGATGTTGCCGGTAATATCCCTGCTTTCGAGCATCAGCATAAAATCGGGGGCCAGTGCGCTTCCCGCCTTGCTATAGAGTATCTCTGACATCATCCCCCCAGAGTCGACGTTAATTTCATTGCTGAGTCTTTCGCATTTCCGACGAGTGTTTCAGCCTGTTCATTCAGATCGCCATATACCGCCGCCAGCGACTCATCGACCCGCGTTAATGTCAGCGTAAAACTGATTTTTCGCGGGGAGCCATCAGAAAAAAATACGGTGCCGGTATCGCTGATGCTGTTGATAACGAACATGCCGTAAATCATTCCCGCACCGGAAAGTAACGGCCATGCCTTGCCACCCTCGGCCATCAGCCGGAGCGCAGTTAAGGAGAGATGCCCGCCAGTCAGTTCCGGGTAAAGCTCCCCACTGAGCGTGATTTTCTCCTCACCCACCCCAAGAAACTGAAAAGCGTCTCGCTTACCCACACGTGCATTTGACGGCCAGCGATATTCCGCGTCGCGCTGCATACTCTGAAATGGCAGCGTCTGACGCATAAACACAAATAAACCAAGTGCAAGCAGCATATCCGCTCCCCTTATCCGTCAGTTCTCATGTCAGCGCGTTCACGGGCGCGCTTTTCCCTGTCAGCACGTTCAACGGCGTCCCGCAACTGATTTCCAAGCTCACCACCCGGCGCGCCACCGTTTTGTATAGTGATGCTGTAATGACTCTGCCGGTTGTCGGTGTACGCTTTACCCGCTCCGGGGGCGGTTACCGGCTGATATGCCTGATAGCCCCCGTAATTGCCGGTTGCAGGGATATATGCACCATTACTGATTGCCGGATTTTGCGTTGCACCATTTTTCGCGGCATCGGCTTTTTCCGCTGTTTTATCGAGGTCGCCCGATGCCTTGTTAATAACGCCAAGTTTTTCCAGTACCCAGTCAATCCCCGCCCGCAGTTTATTGAACGCGGTCAGCGGCAACATGAGCGCATCGGCCAGCGCCTGACCAAACGCGATACCAGCGTCTTTACATGAGTTGAGTTGTTCCTGCGAAGACTTCACCGGCTCCAGCAGACTACTGAACCAGCCCCACGCCGCCTTTAATTTCTCGCCCAGCCAGTCAAACATCGGTTTAAGAGGGGAGAACATTTCACCCACCGGCGCAAACGCTGCTGTCAGCCCCTCAATCACACCACTGAAAAAGGCGCTGATGGGTTCCCAATATTTGCGGATAAGCAGTGCACCGGCTACAACAGCAGCGCCCACCGCGACAATCGGCAGAGTCAGCGCACCGAGTGCTGTCACGATTGCACCACCCACGACGCTGAATACCGTCCCCAGCACACCGGCTGCGGCAATAATCGCGTTAATCCCCATAATGACCGGGAACGCAACCAGGCCAATCGCACCGATAACCGCAATGACCCCCGTTGCCACCCCGACGAGTACGCCCAGGGTTTGCGTCAGCCCCTGATTTTTCTTAATCCAGTCATCAAGTTGCAGCACATACCCTGTTGCCGTCTGCACCAGTTTGCGAAGGGAAGACTCCTGCTGGTCAAACAGATCAGTTCCAACAGCCTCGTAAGCCGACTGGAACTCTTTAAAGTCACCGCCGAGGTTGTCCTGCATGACTTTGACCAGTTCTTCGGTCTTGCCGTCTGATGCTTTAAATGCTGCTGTGAGCTTATCCAGCTTCCCGGATGATGCAGCCTGCATCAGAACGTTGGCTGATTTGAGTGCCTCCTCCCCAAAGATGGTTTTAAGGTATTCACCCTGCTGGGCGTTACCCAGCTTATGCTTAGAGAAACTGGCGTTAATCTCTTTCAGAATGGTGAAAAGAGGTCGCATATTCCCTTTGCTGTCCGATGTTGTAACGCCGAGTTCTTTAATCGCACGAAACGCCTCGCCGGTCGGTGCCTGGAGACGGGTCACTATTGCAGCGCTCCCCGTACCGGCCATCGACCCGGTGATGTTGTTGTCATGAAGTACGCCGGTCATTGCAGCGGCTTCCTCCAGGCTTACGCCCGCCGTTCTCGCCACCGGTGCAAGGTACGTCAGAGAGTCGCTCAGCCCCTCAAAGTCAGCGGCTGACTTATTCATCGTGGCAGACAGTACATCCCCGATGTGAGCGACCTTATCGTTTGAAAGCTGAAAGGCGTTTTTTGTACCCAGCAGTAATTTCGCGTTTTCTTCCATTGTGCGCTGATTAGCCAGCGCCATATTCAGGGTTACAGGTGTCGCAGCCTGAATATCTGCGGCGTTGCCGCCCGCTTTGGCAATAACGATTTGCGCACCGGCCGCATCATCAGCCGAGGCAGCGGTGTTATCACCGAGCTGGCGCGCCTGCTTTCGTAACGCCGTCATCTCTGCTGAGTCTTTGGCGACACCGAGCACGGCCTGTAATTCAGCGTTTTTTTGCGCAAACTCATAACCGGGCTTTAATAACGCAACACCCGCCAGTGTGGCCGTTGTCGCCATTCCTACGCCAGCAGCCCCCACCGCCGCAGTGCTCCCGGCCAGCTCTTTTCCTGCCTGATAACGCTGCCTGACGCGGGTCAGCTTTTCCTGTTGTGCGCTGACCCTCGCCAGTGCTGCCCGCTGCCGGTCAAGTTGCGATGTTGTCTCACTGATTGTGCCGCGCAGGCGACGCTCATCAGCGGCCAGCGTGCGGGTATTGATTCCGGCCTGGCTGAGTTCCTGCCGCTGGCGTTGTACCGCCTCGCGCAGACTGTTGTGTTTAAGCTGGAGCGCGGCGGCGCTTTTACGTGCTGCCTCCATTGCTGCCGCCTGCGCACGCGTGGGCTGTTCTGTGTTTCTGAATTGCACAGCCAGCGCGGCGGCTTCCTGCTTAGCCTTTTGCAGCGCCTGACCAGTTACGGCAAGCTGTGCGCTGGTCTTGCGAAAACCCTCTATTTTTGATGCCTGGCTGTTAAGCTCACGCAGTGTGGTCTGTGTCGCCCGAACGTCTCCGGCCAGCTCCCTGCTGGCCTTATCGATAGATCTTAATGGACGGGTCGCCTGGTCAACCGCTTTGAGTAATACCTGTAACTTCACATCACTCATTCGTGTTTCCGCTTCGCTGGAGCGCTTTTTCGCGCCATGTGATGAGTTCGGTCAGGCTCATGGGAAAGAGCTCCGATGGCGGCCAGTGGAAGATCACTGCAATATCCGCCATCAGGTCATCGACCGAGAGGTTTTTCGGGAAGGTTATCGTGCCGAATTCGGCGACAAAAAACCGACCACCTTACCGGCCAGTGCAACCAGATCAGGCAGCTCCAGTGCGGCGACTTCCTGCTCGGTCAGCATCGGGGCGGTCATACGTGGCAGCACTTTAATGAGCGCGTCGACCTCAGAGTTAGCCACCGCCGCCAGACTGACGCCGCGCAGCGTGCCCGCGTTAGGCTTAATCAGCGTAATGGCGCTAACAACCTGCTCGCCACGTTTGATGGGATTTTCCAGGGTAACAACGTTTTCTTTGGTCATGATTTCTCTCGTTTAATTTCGTTAGCAGTTAACCCGGTAAGCCCCGCTCACCGGGCAAAAATTACAGGCCGATATTGCGGCGATGCTGCTCCAGCCGGTCGGTGCCGTTCACTTTTTCAATCATGTTGATGGTGTCGATTTCGACCAGCTCTTTGCCGTCCATCGTCAGCTTAAAATAAGTACACACGACCGAAATTTTGGACTCAGTGTCTTCGCCCATTTTGCTCTCGCCGGTGTCGATTTCTTTCTGGCGACCACGCATGACCACTTCGACGGCGACTGTTTCGCCGGTGTCGTCGCGCTGGTAGGAACCGGCAAAACGTACCGGCACCGCGTCAACGCCGGTCGCGCCGTACAGCTCCCAGATAACCGAATCGGGGAAGCCGCCGAGCGACCATTCCATTGACAGGGCATCATCATCCAGACCGAGGTCAACCGGTGCGCTACCGCTCATCCCTGCTCCGCGCCAGTTCTCCAGCTTACGGGTCAGCTTCGGTAACGTGATGGACTTCGCCACCCCCTGATAGCTGTAGCCATTCAGGAAGACATTCATATGTTTCAGTTTGCGCGGCATTGCCATGTGTCAGGCTCCTTAGTTGCTGTTGACCGCTGTTACCAGAGTGGCGAGGTACTTGTCGGTAATACGCTGGCGTAAGGTCAGATTTTCCAGCGGGGGAACCGGCGTATAGTCATAATCGATATAGAGTTTCCCCGCTTTGAGCGTTTCCTTATCGTTGGCCTCCTCATCAAACCAGCAGCTCGCATCCACGATGTAACCGTTGGTTTTGAGTTCGCGGAATTTGGCATTGATGCCATCCACGATGTCGCGGATGAGCGTTGCGGTAATGGGTTTGTCGACTGCCCACATATGCGCCTGCGCCATCGTGTCAGCGATAACCTGCGCGGTACGGGTGTAGTTCTCAAAGAGGAAAAGCGGGTCATCGGAGCAGGTGCGGTTACCCCAGAAGCGAAAGCCATCCTTACGGATCAGTGTGGTCACACCCGCCTCATTGAGTAAATCCGCATCGGTGCCTGGCTCCTGCAAATCCCAGAAGACGGAGGCACTGATGCCGGTGACACCGTTCACCCCAACGTTAGACAGGGTTTTGTGCCAGCCAACAGCCTGGTCGATGTACGCGCGAAGACCGAGCGCGCGGGCGGTGGCGTAAGCCGTGGCGGTCGCATTGCTCACGGTGTCCCAGGCGAGAAAATCCGGCCAGATAACCATCAGCTCACGCTGGCTGAAATTGTCCCGATATTTGATGGCATCGGAAATGGTCTTACAGCCCCACGCACTGACATAACCAAAGGCGCGCAGCTTCTGACAGACAGGGGCAAGCGCCGTCGCCACTTCGAGGGTATCAAAACCCGGCACACCGAGAATGCGAGGCTTAACGCCGGTAACCGCTTCGGCGGTCAGCAGTGCCTTGAGGCCGGTGTATTTACCGTTCTCATCCGTGGTGCCGATGATGTTGGAAATGGTCTGCGCGAGGGCCGCATCTTCATCGGTGCCGGTGCCCTCAGCCACACGCACAACGACAATCACCGGTTTTGACTGGTCAGCGATGCCCTGTAAGGACGCTGCCAGCGTGCCTTTTTTACCGGCTTTTGCGATGGCGCTCTGAACATTGGTAATCAGCACCGGCTCGTTAAGGGGAAAGGTCGCCGCATCGGCATCACTGGCGGTACAGACCATACCGACAATCGCCGTTGAGACCGTGGAAATGACGCGCGTACCGTCGTTGATTTCGACGACCTGCACGCCATGATGAAAATCACTCATCCGTTTAACTCCGTGGGTTGGGGTGAGTGTATTTTCGGGTCAGCGTGCGAACTGAGCTATTTATTGAGGTTGGTCGTGATAAGACACAACAGCGGACAAAAGAAAAAGCGGGCTAATGCCCGCCTGAATTATTCCGGCTGTTCCGGCCAGACCGGCGCGGCAGGGTCAACACGGTTTACCAGTACACGGTATTTTTTCAGCGCCGTCAGGGTTGCCACCTCCTCATCACTGGCAATACCGAGTTCAACCGCATCCTGGAGGGGGGCAATGCGGGTCGCAATGTCAGCCAGTAAACGTGTCTTCTGACTCTCTGCCTGTGTCTGTAATTCCTGCGGGGTATACACGCTGGGGATAATTTTTTCCCCGTCATAGACCCAGTTCCCCGTATTATCCACGCGGCGGTTTTCTTCGTTATTCTCCACCTCGGTAACGCTCAGTCCGTCCGGCCACAGGGACGACACATCGGTAAAACCTGTGGCAATCACTTTAATAATGCCCCGCCCGTCATAGCCGATTTTCATCGTATCCGGTGAAAAATGACGCTGGCTTTCATACCAGTCAGCGCCGCTTTCATCCATCAGAAACAATACATTCTGTTTTGCCAGCTCCCGTTGCTCTGGCGTGGCGGGTGTGCACGCCCTGAAATTTTTCAGCGTAATATAAGACTCTGACATTATCCTCTCCCGATGGTCAGCCACTGGCCGTTGCGGTAAACCTGGATATAGCTCCAGTACAGATCCTCAACGGAATAATCGCCGTCTTTGTTAACAAATCCGGTCAGGACGGTGTTGCCGTTGCGATAGTCACGCACACCGACTGCCCCCACCTGATGCTCGGCGGTAAAACGCACATCCACCACGCGGTTAATCTGGGCGTCGTTTGCCTTATTCCAGGCATCATCCGCGCGCGCCTGCACGGCATTCATTCGCGCATCTATGGCATCCCCCAGCCAGGCGCCACCCACACCCCAGCGGGTGCCAAAGATATTTCCGTCCGTTGAAATGACCGTTCCCGTATTGCCAACCTTGAGATAACCATCGACCATTGACATATGCGGCAGCGTTACCCGCCCGGTTTCCGCATCCACGATCAGCGGTCGGGTATTATCCCAGAGTCCGTCCGGGTCGCCCTTGGCGGTTTTCATCAGGTAAAAAGAAGCGCCATCAAAGCGGAAAAAAAAGGCGCGGTCACTCATTCGTAACCGGTAGTTATCGGGACTGGTCGATACCACCTGACCGGACAGTGTGCCGCCAGTCAGTCGCAGAAAACGCCCGTCACTGACCGCTTTCGTGTACGCCTCGCCCGCCGGGGTATAATCGCCCCTGGGCTGGAATGTGCGTGCGAGATAATTCGACAGCCAGTCGTTTCCCCAGGCACTGCCACGAATATTCCCCGACGGGTTATCAACCGGTATCGCAGCAAACTGGCTTTGAATTCCCCGCCATTTTTCCGCCAGATGCGCTGACAATAAACCGCCCCAGGCGGGACCGGAAATATCCCCCGTGGCATTGTTCACCGGAATGGCACCGAAGCGGGCATTCAGATTATTGGACAACCATTCACTGTTGCCGCCCGTCCCCCAGATGGTGCCGTAGCTGTTACCATCAATGGCGAATTTAGCGGCCCCGGCATAGATGTTACGCCCGGCAAAAATCTCCCCCAGCTCGTTAAAGGTGACGCGGCCATATTCAATTTTATTTTCTGCATCCACGGTGCGAAAAATAAAGCCCCCCGTGCCCAGCCCCCGGTTATTGGTCAGCCCTGCGGCACCAAACCCGACGCCGTTCCAGTCAATCGTTAACCCCTGCATAGACGGTGAGGCCGCCGAGTTAACGCGCATGGCTCCTGACTGGATCAGACCCGTGACATTCAGCCAGGATATGGTGTCGCCGGTACGCTGGACGGCATTTGCCGCCCGGTTTACCGTGTCCTGTAACCCGATATTTTGTACAAAGAGTGGCTTATTGGGAATGTCTGCGCCGTTCCGTTCTTTCGCCAGTCGCGCGCTGGCATTGTCCATGGCGATTTTTACCGCTTTTGGCGTGGCGGCCAGACTGTCGGCTTCGCTGTCGGTCGCGTTACTGAGCTGAGTAAAACCCTTTTCCTGTGTGGTCGCATCGGGATGGCGACGGGATTTTTCATGCGCCGAAATCGCATCATCCACATAATCCTGCGTTGCCATCACCATCGTGGAATCAACGGATAACGCCACCGAGGCGACACTGCTGACAATAATGACCATGCGGCAGGTCTGCGCACGACCTGACCCCTCGGCCAGTTCCGGTTTATAGCTTTCGGCCATGTTGGAGACGGCAATCAGCGTCCCCTCATCGTCATACAGGCCCAGCTCACGCATCCAGAAGCCGCCCACCTCCGGCGGGATAACCAGCTCGGCCACAACATAATTACTGTGCCGGTTATCCTGGCTGATTTTATTCAGGGCATGACGCCAGACCTCATTAACGAGACGGGTCTGACCCGCATCCGGCACCGGCAGAATACCGCCACCATCACCAACGGCCATTGCGGTGATATTGACTTTCTTACCACCCGGCAGCGTTGCCGCCGCCAGCTTTACCGCACCGGCAGTGGTGATAACGGTTTTAAATTTTGTGCTCATCAGTCCTCACTTATCCGGGGTAAACCGTAATAATGTCGCCATCACAGGCCACGCCGCCGGTGAACAGCCAGCCGGGGATATCCTGAATAATGTTCAGGCCGATCAGGTGACGGCTTGCCGGTTTTGCATCAGCAATCAGGCGCTCTATCTCGTAATACATTTCTTCGGTGATACCGCTTTCCAGCACGCCGATATCCAGGCGAAACGTCCCCGGCGGATCGCTGGTTTCCCACCACTCCGTGATGTTGATGAGGTAGCCGAGCGGCTCCACCACCCGCCGGACGGCACCGAGGGTGCCCTTGTGACAGTGAATAAACCACGCATCACGGATAACGGCGCGCTTTGTCAGCTCCGGCCACTTTTCATCCCACCGGTCAACGGAAAACGCCCAGGCCAGCCACGGCAGCAGGTTTGCCGGGCAGGTGTCAGGGTTCCACAGGGTACGAAGACTGACGGGCGTTTTTTCGATTTCCGCACAGGCGCGGGCGGCGGCCACCTCCAGTGGCGAGGAGCCCACCGGCAACAGGCGTGAATCATTCATCAGCACCCCCTACCGCGATGGTGTAGCGTGTACAGAATGACGCCTGCGTGTTGTCGAGTACGATATCGGCATGTGGTGCGGCCAGTTCCACGCGCTGCACACCCACGACATGTAATGCCGCATAGATGGCAGACAGGCGAATATCACGCCCGAGGCGGTGCTGTGCGCTGATATAGGCCTCCAGCTTTTTCACGGCAGCGGCGCGGATGGGCTCACTTTCGGGGCCGGGATAAAGATAAAGCGTGGCGTCAATCTGATAATCCACAATGTCAGCGGATTGCACCGTCACCCGGTCAGCGACAGGCCTGACATCCTCGGCATTCAGGGCATTGCGAACCACCGCGAGCAGTTCATCAGACGCGATGCCGTTGTTTTCACGTGACAGCACGGAAATGGTCACACAGGACGGCGACGGGCTGGTCACCGATATGTCAGCAACACGCCCGTCAGCGCTGCGACCATGATATTCATACGCCCCCACGGAACCGGCCACACTCAGACCTTCAAATGCCTGTTGAATACGCAGACGAAAATCCGTGTCAGACTCCATGATGGCAACCACCGGCGGAATGGCCGTATCGTCGGCAGGGGTCACAACGAGCCGCGTGACATTAAAATTACCGCCGAGCACATCAAGATCCGTTTTTTCGGCATAGGCCAGCATCACCGCCCGTGCCGCCTCATTGACCCGCTGACGCCAGATAACCTCACGGTAGGCGTTTTCCTCCAGGAGCTTAACAATCGGCTCTGACTCCAGTAAAAGTGTGCGAGCTACGGCCTGTTGTTGCTCCGGGGGATACAGCGAAATAAAGGTCGCCTTTCGCTCTGCCAGAATGGTCTCGTAGTCCAGTGTTTCCACCACATCCGGGGCGGGGAGCTGGCTCAAATCAACAATGGGCATGGTTTCAACTCACAGGAAGGGTTAACGAAATGGCGTCGCCGGTACTGGTCACTGAACCGGTCAGGTTGACCACCATGCGGCCATCAAAATGACGCTCGGTAGTTACCGTGCTGAGGGTAATTCTCGGCTCCCATTTCAGCACCGCCATATAACAGGCGACTTTGATTTGCAGCTCCAGTGCGGGTGTCTGTGGCTGGTCAATCATGGCCGACAGCAACGACCCGTATTCACGGCGCATCACCCTCGACCCGACAGGCGTGCGCAGAATATCGCTCACGCTCTGGCTGATGTGTTCCGCGTCGGTGATTGTCCTGCCGGTGCTGCGGCTCATACCGATATAGCGTGCTGTCATTTGGTGCCCTCCGTCCAGTCACCACCTCTTTGCACGCCGCCGTGATCATGGTCATCGACCTGCACGCCGTTCGATGTAAATGTGCCGCCGGTGTGCGCGATGTTGCCGCGCATAGTGCCGCCTTTCTTCACTTCAAGGGTGGCGGTGGTCAGTTTGTTGGTACAGACCACCTCCGGGGTGTCCAGAGTGATACGCTCCGCCGCTTTTACCAGCACCACCGGCACCGTGGCAGTAATAGACTCTGATGCTGTCACGTCAGCGGTTTTTATGCCGCTGACCGTCAGGGCACTGGTTTCCGGTTCGTACTCAATGACCGCACCATCAGGGAAAGCAATATGCAAGGCATCCGCCGAGGCAGACGGCGCGGGATGGTCATCAGAGAAAATGCCTGGCAGTACAAAAGCAGTATCCAGTTCACCGCCCACGGCCAGTATGAGCACCTGCTCACCGAGGGACGGAGCCCACCATGTTCGAGAGCGACCGGAACGCTGTGTCAGCCACTGGAGCCAGTCGGTAATAATGCCGCCGGTCTGCACACGGCAGCGCCCCGCATTGAGGTCGATTTCGACGACAACGCCGGTACGCACCAGATTGCGGATAGCGCGGGCAAGTTCATTCAGGGTTGCGAGTGTTTTCATACTGGCAGGATGCCGCCGGACGAATCCGGCAGCAATGTGAAGTGGTTATGTCAGAAATGGCACAGCTATTTTTCGGCAAGATGGTCAATAATCAGGTTTTCGATGAGCCGCGTATCGTCAGGAGAAAAGCCCAGCAACTGACGTTCAGGATACGGCACTTCCTCCCGGTTACGCCCCGGTCTGTCTTTGAGGCCGAACTGATGCACCCGCGCAATGCGCTGTACCTTCCCGGTAAATGCAACCACCGCCTCACTGTCGTTGCCGCTGGCCTTCATAAAGCGATTTGTGCGTAACTTCGCGAACATCTCCCGCTTAATGCGTCCCTTTCTGGCACGCAGCGGCTGACGTTTGCGTACTGCATAAGCGGTTCCATCAGGTGCTTTCTGCGTTTTGATGCGTTGCTGCTGTTGCTGGCGCAGCTTCTTCGCAATATCGACAGTCAGGCGGCGACGGCCTGCGGGTGACAGTGCCGCAAGCAGTCCTGCGAGTTTATCCTCCAGGGGTTTAAATTCACTCATTCCATTTACTCACCAGCTCACCCTTGATATAGAGCTCAAGAGGGCGGGTCACAGGCTCCGGCAGCGGTGGCTCCGGGATGCAACGAACATGAAGCGCCGCACCCACCTCATCAACAAGTGTTCGCTCAGTGAGTAACAGACTGATGCTGATATCGAAACTGCTGTCACTGTTAATATCAGCCTCAAAAGTGAAACCTTTTTTCTGACCGCTGTCGGTGCTGAGAATATCGGGCTGATGCTCACGCAGCCATGCCAGCACCGGCACAAGGATCAAATCAAAATCACCGGTAAAATCGGTCACGATCACATTAAGCGTGTACTGCTTTTCAAACGACAGCGACGTTGCCAGCGTGGCGGCGATGTTGCCGCCATCAACGTAAAGGCGCAGCATGTCAGGGTTAGCGGCCAGCACTGGCGCGGCATCAGTCAGGGCTTTTCGCAGACTGTCGGGTTTCAGCATCTAATTCATCCTGGCATTGTTTGACGGTTTTCACCTGTAGTGCGCAACTCTCCAGCGCGCGCTCAAGGTGGCGAATATCAGCGCTTAAATCGCCGTTCGTCTGGGGGGCGCTGCCCGGCATCGGGCACAGGCTCACTTTCGGGCAGCCGTTGTAAACAATCACCGGCGTCGACGCAGGCGGGGCGGTGGTGCAACCGGCGCACAGCATCAGGAAGGTCAGCGCCATACCAGCGGCGAAACTCGTCATTTTCATTCAGTAACCTCGTGATGGTCTTTTCCTGCTCAGCGTCACGTTGCGCGGCAGCGTCCAGTTTCCGGCGCATATCCACCTGCGCCCGCTCGTTTTTATCCGCCCGGTCAGTGGCTACACGGAGCTGATTTTTCAGCATACCGGCCAGTGTCTTTTGCTCACTGGCGACCCGGTTCGCTTTCTCAAAGGACGCCTGTAACGTGCTGTTTTCGTGACGCATCCATAACAGCGCCAACACAGCCAGCGCCAGCAGAATGAACAGTGTTTTCATGCCATCCCCCCGCCTGCGGTTCGCCACACGGTGATCAGACTGCTAAGCGTGTGCTCACGCTGACCGTAACCGGCCCCCGGCAGCGACGCCCAGACAGTGCAACAGCGTGAAATCGCCCGTTCAATGCGCCCGGCCCGGATATCCTCCAGTGCACCGCGTTCACTGATTAACTGGATAGCAAGCCTGTCCTGTGACAGCGGGCTGAAATCCGGCAGGGAAAGCTGTTTCTGATAGTGCGGCCAGTAGCGGTAAAGTTGCTGATAGCGCCCTGACGCCGTGGACTTCTCGCCGCGACGGTTAAAGATTTTTGCCGCCCGGCCACCGGCGAACGGGTGATCGCGGTAATCACTGAAAATCTCGGGGCGACCATCCAGCCCGGTAACAATCACGTCATAGCCGCGATTTTTCGTCAGCGGGTGCGTTGCCGTTCCTTCTGACCAGGCCAGCATGTCGAGAAAGGCCGCGATATTCGGGTGTGTGCTAATGGCTGGCATCAGTTACCCCCCATGGATTTCAGGCGGCGCTTAATGGCGATTTCGACAAACTGATAGCCTGCGATACCAAGCATGGAGCCAATCCCACACACGGCGGTCAGCGGCATATCAGGAAACTGAACCAGCACCACACCGGCCACCATCGAAACAAAACCACCGAGTAACATACGGCCAATAAACAGGCGCGGCGTAATAGCCTCCCCACCCGCCAGCACTTTTCCGACAACGATCATGACGCCAATCACAAACAGCGACAGGACGCCTTTTTCCCCTTCCGTCATGGTTTACTCCCACAGGTTTATTGTCTGACTGACCGGTGCAGACTGAACGTCAGGCAGTTCAACCGCCATGCCATGCGGCAGCACGGCACCCCATTCAGCCAGTCCCGGATTCGCGGCAAGCACCGCCTCAAAAACCCCCTGCGTGCGCCCGTAGTGGCGGTCACAGATGGCATCAAGCGTGTCGCCCTGTTGTGCATAAATCCGCATCAGATTTGCCCCACGATACAGCGGGGCTTGTCCTGAATTCGCGCCACTGACCAGCGCATGTCCCGCCACAGCTCATCAATAGTGGTATCAATGCTGTCGGCTTTTTTGTCGCCTCTGGCGCTCGCATCCACGCCGCGATAACGCTCGTAAAGGGTGGCGGTTGCCATCGCGCAGACGGCGCGCTCGTAGTGAAAAACCCGCGTACTCTCCCCGTCGATTTCATCCGAGGGCACATCCACCAGTCGCGCAAAGCCCGCCTTAATCTGGCTGTCGCGGTACTCGTAAAGCTCTGCGTTGGTCTCAGCAATGCCGGTTTTGATGGCATTGCGCAGACGCGCCGGGGCGATGGTCTGCTCAAGGCGCATAAGATCACGCACGCGCTTCGGGTCGATATCGGGAAAGAAAAACGTGTTTTTAATGACCGGTTCGTCGCCCGCTGGCGCGGGAATAACAACCGTGCCCGCCGGGGTTGCTGCAACACTTTTATTAACAATCACTGTCGTCATCACTACCTCTGAAAAGGTGGGCGGTGGACGCCGGTCGCTGATAAGGTGAAACACCTTCATTGACCGGCGTGCCGCCCTGGCGCGGGGCGCATTCTTTTAACCGGTGACCTTGCGGGGGCGACCCCGCCCGCGTTTCACCGGCGTTACTGTTTTTTTCTGCTGTGCGGTTTTCGCGGGCGTTTTTGACGCGGGCTTTGCGGCAACAGGCTTTGGATTCAGCTCGCGCGTGAGGCGCTCAATGTCCTTACGCACTCCGGCGTTGCGGTCGAGCTGACTGGCACGTTGCAGATGCGTCATGGCATCGGTGAGCTGACCGGCATCACGCAGCGCCAGCCCGGTGACTTTGTACAGTCGGGCGCGAACCTCGTCGGGCATATCGGCGGTGCCCGTCAGGTTGATGGTGTCCTGGAGGATCGCCGCGTCCACCGGCTGACCGGCATCACGGGCTCGCAGTGCGGCGAGCGCCACTTCTTCGGCCAGCATATAAGGCGCGGTGCGGTGATGATTTTCCGGCATCGACAGGTTGTAACGCAGTGCGTAGCGGGCAATGTCCAGCGCGCCGGGAATATCCCCGGCATCGAGACGCCACAACATGACCGTCATTAAAATGGCATCCTGCGTGCCGGTGCCGTTCTCCAGCACACCCGTCACCCAAGGCAGATAAAACGGCAACAGTTCGCGCTTTTTTTCTGCCTTGCGCTCTTTTGAATGGATTTCTTTTAACGTTCTGCGGTCTGCTGCCAGCTTGATGAGCATCTGCTCATAAGGGGTGGCATGACGCAGCGGGTTATCTTCCCGCCGCGATGCCGTCATGGCCGAGACCCGCATCGCGTGACGCTGTGCGGGGCTCGCCATCCGTTACGCTCCCTCGCCAGTGCTGGCCTGTACAGAAGCGGAGCCCGCCGCCAGCGTTTTCATGGCTTCGGCCAGTTCAGCCGCAAACACTTTCGCGATATCCGCTTCCGGGGTGTCACCTTCGGCTTCTTCCAGAATGTCGATGTTTTCAATCAGACAACCGGCTTCGTAATCTTCAATCACGAAATCCACTTTGACCTGCTCGTAGTTTTCCACCTGGTCGAGCTTCGGATTTTCGATGATGTGGCGACGGTGCCCGTCTTCGTACAGATAAATCGACAGGTTATCGAGTGTGGTAATGAAAATGCTGTTGGCCGGGAAATACGGCGCACGCACGGCCTGTAACTGACCGATGGTTTTCTGGCTGATAATCAGCTCTCCGGCCAGTTGTTCGCTGTTGGCCTGGAATTTATTGATCATCGGGAAATATTTGTCGGTCAGGATACGACGACCACAAATCACCACCATTTCCGGGTTTTCGCGGTGAATTTCGGCAATCAGTGATTCGTGCGCATCCATAACCAGCGCGTCGAGATTTTTGTAAGCGCCTTTTTTGCCGACGGTGACTTTCTCAGAAATAACCTTGCCGTCATCATCAACAACCTTGCTCATGACGCGCTCAGGCGCATCTTCGCGGTACTTCTGCAACCAGCCGACAGCCACATCCTGTAACAGGGGATGGGTCTTGCGGTCAGACGTTGCCGCACGGCTGACACCATTAAAGCCAATGGTGATGTAATCCAGCGCCTGACGCTTGATGATGGCGTTGCGGATACGGATCTGAAAATCCTGAAAACGCGCCCACAGGTCGAGCTTGTTATAGCTGAGGTGATAATCGAAATTCACCGGATGGCAGAAATAGCGGTACGCATCCATTTTTGAAAAATCAGCGGTCTTACGCTCCACGCCATTCGCCGTGTCGGCAGTACTCGCAATCGTGCCATTAACGTCGATGCCAACTTTTTCCTCGGTCAGCTCGCGCACCACAACCATATTAATTTGCTGCAGAAAGGATGAGGACTGCTGGATTTTGTCAAAAAGCGTTTGCGTCACCGACGGCTCTACGCTGAATTTTTTGCTGAGGTCTTCAACGCCGACGCCGTTCAGCTCAGCGAGGCGGCTCAGGTACGCATTATATTTAAAACGGGTTTCTTTACGCATTGTGTCTGTATTCCTGTTCTGAAAAGGGGAGGCCGGTTAGCAGTCGGTCAGGGTTGCCCCCGCACCATCACCGCCGGTGCTCAGTTTCCGGCGCGGCTGGGTATGGCTGGGTGTTTTGTCCAGGGTGGCAGTGATCGTGCTGAACTGTTCGCTTGTTTTTGTTGCCTCATCGGTCACGTTTTGCTTTAGCGCGGCAAGGTCGGCTTCCAGCGAGGCGAAACGCGTTTCAGCGGTGTCATTGCTCGTCTGCACACGCTCGGCGATAGTGGTCACGGCTTCGTGGACGTCGTTAAAACGGGCATCATCAGAAGACTGGCGACGGCTGAAAATGGCTTTTACCGAGTCGGTCAGCTTGTTCAGCAGGGTTTCGGGGGCGTCTTCGAATTCCAGTTCAGCCAGGGTGGCAACAGAGAAAAGATTTTCCGGGCTGGCCTTGAAGCGCTGGAGCGGGTTGTGTTTCGCGGTGCGGCAGAATTCCAGATATTCAGTGCCGAGGCTTGCCGGGTCATCAGTGACGGCCAGGCCAACCAGATAGCATTTTCCGCTGTTGGCAAAGTTCGGCTGAATTTCCATTGAGGTATAAACTTTCTGGCCTTTCGCCACCATATCAACCAGCGTGTCGAGCGGGGCAATTTTGCCAAACAGTGCCAGCTTGCCGTTAAGCGCGGAATCGTCTTCGATTTTCTCCGCTTTGAGTTCCACCACGTCGCCATAACGGGCAAAAGCACCATCCGGGAGAAGACCGCGCAGATGTTCGAGATTAATGCGGCAACCATAGACACGCGTGTCAAAGCTGTCGGCCATTTCCTGAATATCCGACGCGCTGATGACACGACCATCACAGGTGTCGCCCTCTACGCCGATACGAAAGAATTTTGAAACTTTTTTTGCCATCGTCAGGAGTCCTGATTGAGTGTGAAGGATTCACGTTTTTGTCAGGAGTAGTTTCCCGACTCATACGGTCAGCCGCTATCAATCCTGGATGGCTTACTTCCCACACATCAGCACGTTAGCGAATCACAGCCCCCGCTTAAGTAGCCTTGCCATGTATCAACTACGGCGAGGCATTCATGACCATCACCACCGACACGACACTATTAAATGACCCGCGACGCCAGGCGGCGCTGCTCTACTGGCAGGGATTTTCCGTGCCGCAAATCGCGGAAATGTTGCAGACCAAACGCCCGACGGTGCAAAGCTGGAAACAGCGCGATGGCTGGGACGAAACCGCGCCATTAAACCGTGTGGAAAATACGTTAGAAGCACGGTTAATCCAGCTTTACGCCAAACCGGATATGACCGCGCACGACTTCAAAGTCGCCGATTTTCTGGCACGCCAGATGGAACGCTTTGCACGTATTAACCGCTATGGCCAGACGGGCAACGAGGCCGATCTCAATCCGAACGTGGCCAATCGCAACAAAGGGGATCGCAAAAAACCGAAAAAGAATTTTTTCAGTGAGGAGGCGGTCGAAAAGCTGGAGGACATTTTCTTTGACCAGTCTTTCGCCTATCAGCTCGGATGGCATAAGGCCGGGCTTGAGCACCGTATCCGGCACATTCTAAAATCGCGCCAGATTGGTGCGACGTTTTATTTTGCCCGCGAAGCGCTGTTACGCGCGCTGAAAACCGGCCATAATCAGATATTTTTATCCGCGTCCAAAACACAGGCATATGTATTCCGAAAATACATCATCGCCTTTGCCCGTCTGGTTGACGTTGACCTGACCGGAGACCCGATTGTCATCGGTAACAACGGTTCAGAGCTGTTATTTCTCGGCACTAATTCCAACACCGCACAGAGCCATAACGGCGACCTGTATGTCGATGAAATTTTCTGGATACCCAACTTTCAGAGACTCCGCAAAGTGGCATCCGGGATGGCGTCACAGAAACACCTGCGCACAACCTATTTTTCGACCCCGTCATCACTCGGTCACGGCGCTTACCCGTTCTGGTCTGGAGACCTGTTTAACCGGGGGCGCGCCAGCGCCAGCGAGCGGGTTGATATTGATATCAGCCATGCGGCGTTAGCGCGGGGCGTGGCGTGCGCGGATGGTCAGTGGCGGCAGATTGTCACCATTGAGGACGCGCTCGCCGGTGGCTGTACGCTGTTTGACCTGGATGCACTGCGCCGTGAAAACAGCGCTGATGATTTCCGCAACCTGTTTATGTGCGAGTTTGTTGATGATAAGGCGTCTGTATTCCCGTTCGAGGAGCTGCAACGCTGCATGGTCGACAGCATGGAGGAATGGGAAGACTTCGCCCCGTTCGCCGACCGGCCATTCGGGCATCGCGTGGTGTGGATTGGTTACGACCCGTCACACCGTGGCGACAGCGCCGGATGTGTGGTTATCGCGCCGCCGGTGGTTGCCGGTGGCAAGTTCCGCATTCTGGAGCGCCATCAGTGGAAAGGGATGGACTTTGCCACACAGGCGGAGTCTATCCGCGCACTCACGCAAAAATACAACGTGGAGTACATCGGCATTGACGCAACCGGGCTCGGTCAGGGCGTGTTTCAGCTTGTGCGATCGTTCTATCCCGCTGCCCGCGATATCCGCTACACCCCGGAAATGAAAACCGCAATGGTGCTCAAGGCGAAAGATACCATCACGCGCGGCTGCCTGGAATACGACGTGAGTGCGACCGACATCACACAGTCGTTTATGTCCATTCGTAAAACCATGACCAGCAGCGGGCGCAGCGCCACCTATGAGGCCAGCCGCACCGAGGAAGCCAGCCATGCGGATTTAGCCTGGGCCACCATGCACGTACTGATTAACGAACCGCTGACAGCCGCGACCGGCCAGCCCCCCTCCTCCATTCTGGAATTTAACTGATGAGTAAAAATAAAAAACGCAAATCCCCTCCGGCGACGCGTCAGCATACCGCCGCACCCGCGCAAACCATGGAGGCATTTACCTTCGGTGAACCGGTGCCGGTGCTGGATAAACGCGAAATTCTTGATTATGTGGAATGCATTGATAACGGTCAGTGGTACGAGCCGCCGCTGAGTTTCTCCGGGCTGGCGAAAAGCATGCGCGCCGCCGTTCACCACAGCTCGCCGATGTATGTTAAGCGCAACATTCTGGTATCGACATTTGTCCCGCACGAGCGCCTTTCACGTCAGGATTTTAGCCGCTTTGCGCTGGATTATATTGTTTTCGGTAACGCGTTTATTGAGACAAGGCTAAGCCTGTCAGGCAGGCCGGTTAAATATGAAACCTCACCGGCGAAATATACGCGCCGGGGTGTGGAGGAGGACACTTACTGGTTTATTCAGAATTTCACACAGCCGCACCAGTTTGCGCCGGGGTCAGTCTTTCACCTGCTGGAGCCTGATATCAACCAGGAGCTGTACGGGATGCCGGAATATCTCAGTGCGCTGAATTCGGCCTGGCTGAATGAGTCGGCGACGTTGTTTCGCCGCAAGTATTACCAGAACGGTGCGCATGCGGGTTACATCATGTACGTGACGGATGCGGCGCAAAGTAGCACCGATGTTGAAGCATTGCGAAAGGCGATGCGGGACTCGAAAGGGCTCGGCAATTTTAAGAACCTGTTTTTCTACGCACCGAACGGAAAAGCCGACGGCATTAAAATTGTGCCGCTGTCGGAAGTGGCGACCAAAGATGATTTTTTTAATATCAAAAAAGTCAGCGCCGGTGACCTGCTTGACGCGCATCGCGTCCCGTTCCAGTTGATGGGAGCCAAGCCCGAGACGGCGGGCTCAATCGGTGATGTTGAAAAGGTGGCAATGGTGTTTGTGCGCAACGAACTCAAGCCGCTGCAAGCGCGGTTTCTTGAACTCAACGAATGGGCTGGCGAGGAGATCATCCGATTCGAAAAATACAGCCTGGATGACAAAGACGAGTAGACATTAATGGCCGCCTGATGGCGGCTTTTTCATGCCTCCCACCAGAACGCCTCAGCGACGCTACACGCCGCGCTCCCCTCACTCCACGCCCCCGAAAACCTCACATCATCCTGACGCGGTATGCGCCCGCGCAGGCACGGAAAAAATAAAATAATAACCGCCTCGGCGCGCAGTGCTTTCCCCGCCTCGCCTGCCCGCTTCGCGGTTCGGTTTTAATGCATCTGCATGACATAAGCAAAAGCCCGCCAGTACTGGCGGGCTTTTGCAAAAACGCTCTTCAAATTAGCATGCGGATTCATGCAGCATAGAAACGCATAGCATACCGAAGACAGCGGCTTACGTGCAAAATGATGAATTCCCCATCTACGTTAAATATTCGCAATGGCTCATATCAATCTAAATATTTCACTCATCATAGTGTTCTAGTTTCGCTTTGGCTAAGCGCCCATGTAAGTGGTTTACAAAATGTAAATTACTTAAAATAAGACTCACAACACACTTCAACTGCATCCAACTAATAAAATAAACGATAAAAATCCCGACGTACTTAAACAACTCTTTATTAGATTGGTAAACAGGCAAAGCATGAAACACTGCCTTAATCAAAAAGAAAATTAGAATTACAGCCATGACAGCAGCAGATGTAATTATTGTATAAACAAGCTTTTCAATCCTTGGGGAGTCATTCTCGTTTTTTATATAACTAACATCATCCTTAACGATGCTATTCATAGCATTAGGATATAAAAAACCAACCCACAAGCCGACGATTGTAAATATAGCAGCGGAAATGTTTATAAGAACGCCTAAGATATCTTTTGCATCATTATAAGAAAAACTCTTAAACGAAAAATAGCTTATGACACAGCACAAAACAACAGCAACAAAATTTATCGCCTGCTGTTTTGCGACCGCTATTATCAAACCTTCCGTTTCCGTCATATCAACCTTCCGCCATCTTTGTTGTGGTTGCTGATTCAGACTCCTTTATTAATGCTTCCTCAGCATATTTCACTTCGCTTATCAAGTCATCACGGATTTTATTTATCTCATCCATTAAAAAACTTGCGGAATAATGTTCAAACCCATCCGAATCATGAATAGGAAGTTTAGTCCTTGCTACATAACTACTGAGCCAAACGGGATTTGCACGATCGGCCAATAAAAAACCAACGTCCCATTCAGACTCTTCTCCTCTCATTGAAAAAAGATTTTTAAGTTCATCAGATGACGGAGCACCATCAATTTTAACTTCAATTTTGCGAGGTTGTTCCAAAACAGGAGGCGCTCCAATAAGCCCATCACGTTTTTCCTCCCCAACGAGGGACGCTAAAGCTACACTTGTTAGCTTCAATAATGGCTGCCTTGTATCCGTCTGGTGTATTACAGTCGTATCCTTTATCAAGGTGTGCGTAATTTTCTGCCTCAACCTTTCAAAGTTTTCTTCTGCGGCTTTCAATTTTGTTTCTTCCAAAATAAACTTGAATATACAGTTTATCTCATTCTTACCATCGATATATTGAAACTTCGTATTGTAAACATCTACAGAACGACCGGGGGTTTTAGCGGATTCAAATGTACGTTTAGATTTGGTTCTTTTACCTAATTTACTATTATTATTAACATGCTGAATGAAGTACTGAGCAAAAAGATAGGTATCAGCGAAAGAATGTGGAAATCTAATGGAAGCTATTTTATTCAACTCGGGAATAATCCAATAATAGCATGGCTCACCCCATATTATTTTATCTTCACCATGTTCTCTTCCTGCTTTTACTGTTCCCTTACTATCACCACTAACTTTCGAGCCAACCTTGATACCATGTATTCCGTTACCGTTTCCCACTTCGCGGTACAAGACAATTACTGCATCTTTAGTTTTGCTATCTCTAACAAGTCCCCGACTGTAAACACGAGTTCGCAGAGGTTGTTCTTCTTTACTCCATGGTAGGGTCTGCTCAAAGTTTTTATCTTTGAGCCAACCCTCGAGATCGTCTAAAACCCCCATAAGATCACCAAATTTATAATCAAGTTCTTTGGGGTTGTTCTTCAAACGATAAAAACCGCATGCAGTAATATCAAAGAAGGTAATTGAGCCGTTGTCCACTGAAACTCCTTTTTGCCAAAGCAACCAAACGGATGGTTTTTTATGTATACCATCAGAATCGTCCAAAAACTTCAAGTTACTTATAGCTAACGCCTCGCTCCACTCGTTGTTCAACCCTGCTGACGCCAGAATCAAGTTCTTACGCCAGCAGCGTTCCCTAGTATAGCCAGCTATCGTCTTCCCAGACATGCTGCATGATTTCCATTGCCTTCTTCTTATCGTCATCAGCGTTTAACCCGCTCACCTCTATCCCATTAGCCCTACCCTTTCGAATACGAATGACTGTTTTTGGGTACAAAGGGCGCAATTTTAGGTAAAGCTCAGACTCAAGAGCGTCAATCGTTGCCTGGTTAATCTTCTGCTCTTTATCGATCATTATTTCAATGCGCATAGAGATTTTCCTAACTGATAACGTCCATGGTTTTGCTGTATTCATGATTACGAATTTTTGCCATCAGTTCATCGGTCAATTCAGACACCCACTGGATAGCCATCCTCTTTTCTTCGTCGCTGCACTCACTAGCCGCTACAAGCTTGATAAAAAAATCAATGCGCTGGAGCTTCAACGACTCCAAAAAATAATCCTGCATCATTCCTCCTTTCGACTGCATACAAAATCATATACTGTATGCATATACACTGTTTATAAATACAGTATACGACCTATTTCAGAATGTAAAATGTTTTTTATTTCTCAGAATTATCATATTGATATGACTGAGCTACCATCAGGATTCATAACGCTGCGGCATCAGTTCAACTGACGCCATTTATCATCCTCCTGTAACCATCCATGTCTGTAAAAAATGCGCAGTCCCGCACCAGAGGGAATACTTCCGCCACGAAGAAGCAGATCAATCTCCTGTTCGCTACCGTCAAACCCCCTGGAAGTCAGTTCCGCCTCAAGCCGCAGGCGCTGATACTGCGAAATGGTCTGTTTGTAAGCCTTTTTCCGCTTCGGTTTAACCAGCCTCAGTCGGGCTGTAAGCTCGCGCCGCTCTTTCTGGCTCATACTGTGCAGATATTCGTGCAGTTCTGCCTTATCCATGGTTTGAATTTCGGGTAAATCTCCCCATGCCTGGCTCAAATTTTCAACAGGGGGACAGTTATTGCCACGAGTCCAAGGGGCGCAAGCGCCCTGGTCGGCTGTCGCCTCCTGAACGTCAACGGCTTTGCGAACCATTTTCCACTTAATTGCATGAGTACAAATCCGGCCTTCTGTAATCGGCGACCAGATGCCATAAATTCGGGTACTGTGATCGCCGTAGGCGCTCGGTTCCTCGTTAAGTTCGTATGCCGTTCTGACTAAGTGGTGTTTACGTGGAACCAGCACGCCACCCTGTTTCATAATGTAGGTAGCAAAACAGCCCACATCAGCAGCAGCCAGCACCGCATCGAGACGCGGGTTATCCAGTACCGGCGCACCGGCTTTGCTACCGTCCTGTCGCCTTTCTGCCTGCCCTGCCAGTAAACGTAATTCGCGGTACGCCTGACGTCCCGGAATACCAAAAAAGCGGAATTGCTGGACACGGTGCAGTGACGCCCAGGCGCTGACATGCTCCGCGTTATCTCGCAGCGATTTTCCGGTTTCCTTACTGATTTCATTAGCCAGCCCGCGCCCGTCAATATTCTTGCTGATGTATTTGGCAATGTAGCTGGTCGGTGTTCCCTTACGCGGATTGATAAGCTCGGACTTGAAGCGCGGCCCCGTATTGTTACCCAGTTCCTCGCGGTCTTCGCGGATAGCGAATTTTCGCAACAATGCGGTGACAGAGTGGCGGTCTTTTTTGCGCATAAAGCACAACAGGTGCCAGTGCACAGTGCCGTCATGGTGTGGCTCTGCAACGCGCACGCCATACCAGCGAAGACCGGCTTTGTGCATAGCTTTGCGGAATGCGGCAAACGTATCAACCAGATAATCACTACTCTGTCGAACAGTCGCGCTGGTCCACTTCGGATTGGGCCTGCCGTTACTGAGGGTCGCATGGAAGCGAGACGGGCAAGTGATGGTGTAAAATACCGCACAGTCCCCGCGCATTTCGGCAATAAGTTCCAGCCCTTTTACACACGCCATCATTTCATTGCGACGGTGTGCCGGATTGCTGGCGCTGGCATTAATGACATCCTCCATATCCAGCGTGTCACCGTCTTCATTAACCAGCTCATGCGAGCGAAAGAATTCCAGCGATTTGCGGCGCTGTTCGCGTTTGTGGATCACGGCTTCATAGCTGACATACGGGGACGCTTTCTTGTTGACCAGGCAGACGGCGCGCAACTGCTCCTCCCGCCATTCACAGCGCATTCTCCACAACTTGCGATACCACCAGTCAGCACACAGCATTCGGGCCAATGAACCGGGTATAAGGTCATAGGGAACAGGTTTGCGACGGTGTTTCTTTCGGCGCAATTGCTCAAATGCAGGCGGAACAACCTCAAGGCGCATGACTTCTGCGGCCACCCTTTCCCACACCTTGCGGATTTCTTCTGGTTTTACGTCATCTGTGACAAAAAGATCACCGCTGGCCGCATCGAGACACATGCTCATATGTGCCGCAACGAGGGTAGACAGGCGCTTAACCTGCTCCTGATTCATTTCAGGCAGCATCAATAATCCGTCCAGCCCGTCATGGCTTGCCATGAACCGGAAGGAGGCAGACGCCTGGCAATCACGCACACGCGCCAAGCGCTCAAGACATGGCCTGATAGTTTCACGCAGATAACGAGAGTAAGCCTTTTCCCGGCCCAGCCCATGAAAGTATTTAATTCGTTCCAGCAATGGCTTGCTGATGTGGGACGGCTCCGCGTTTACATCAGAGATAATCACCAGATCGGGATTATCACGCTGCTGCTCACGGGCCATTTTGGCCCGGCTAATGAGGGTATCCTGCTCCATTTCACGCTGGACAGGATCACGGGATTCATTGAAGAAATAACGCTCCCAGACTTCATCACTCAGCGCCTCACGGCGCAACTGCTCATTCTTGTTGTCGGCAGCGTACAGAGTGATCAGGTTTGAAAGCGCAGAACCCGGCGCAACGTCTGCCGCATCCCGATAGGGATTGATTGCAGTTTTGTCTGCATTCCATGGATAGAGGTAATCGCTCATGCGATCTCCAGCTCGAACTGGAAAGGCTGTAGCCCTTTCGCTACCCATTCAGGGATCGTGGGCGGCTGGACCGCTTCAATTGCGCTTTTAAGAATGGCGCAGCGGTTTTTTAGAATAGTTGCAGTAAGTTCCTTTTCAGACAGGCCACGCGAATATTCCGCCTCGCGAATTGCCCGTGTCAGTTCAGGGTATTTGGTATTGAATTTGGGAACGTTACAGGCAAGGTTTGTACTGTCTGCAGTTGCTAACGGATAGTTCCCCATTACTCGCCCATCAAGCATACGCAGCCCATGAATCTGAGTCTGGAAACTGAATTTGCAGTAGATGGTTTCAAAAGCATCCTGCATCCGGCGGTGCCAGCGCGGAGTTCTGATTGTTGCAAACTCTCCTGAGGACCCAAAACAGACTCGGGGCCATTCACGGCACAACTCAACAAGCCGATCGATAGACTCATGAAGATGCCAGACAGGCACGGCTTTACCGCGCAGCATTGCCGGCACCAGCCTGATCAGCGCGTCATTATCCTTTTCCCCTCCTTCCACTACGTCGGGAATGACATAAAATCCCACTTTCGGATGGTGGTAGTAAGCCAGCAGCCATTGATAGAACTTCGCCCAGTCGATCACCAGGCCACGCTTCCATGCTGAAAAAGCACCATTATCAATACCGACCAGATCGGCAAATTTGATAGATGCGTCGATCTGGTCCGGCCTCGCATAAGACACGAAAGCGCCAGCTCTGCTCACCGCAATACGATGAACATCACCAGCACTTCCCCATACAGGCGTGCCATGAAAATGATGCACAGCAGGCTGTTGCTGCGTCACGCCCGCGCCTCAACAACACCACCCGAGCTGGCATAAACATTTGAGCGGTGAACGCGGTTAGAGCACAGCACCCTTTTCAGAATGGTGCTCATACAGCCCCCCCGTTGTAATGTTTTCCTTTTAACTCTGTGATTTCCTGACAAGTAATGCAGCACTGCACGCCCGGAATGGCACGGCGACGGGCGGGCGGGATTGGTGCATCGCAATCAATACAGAGAGTACGGGAAACGCCCGGCTGTTGAGCTCGGGCGGCGTTTATATGGCGTTGGCGTTCTTCTTCAACGCGTAGTTGTACAATATCCATTGCGTCGGCCATCAATTTATCTCCGCCGCTTCGTTCTGGATGTTTTCAGCAGTAGTACGCAGCAACTCTGCCGCCTCAATATGGTCAAGCTGACGGGAATAAATATGACAAGCCAGACTATCAAGACGGGCCGCCATTGCCGCCGCACGTGCCCGGCGTTCTTCCATGCGTGCGTCAGTCAGCAACTGGTTAAGCCCAGCATCATCTGGTCCGGCTTTGGTGAAACGGGTTTCAATATTTCTCATAATTGTTTCTCCTGAATTTAGGCAATAAGAAGCCCGGCGGGTTTACGCCATTAAAAAAGTTGCTATTTCTTAATTAAGAAGATGGAATTATATATTCATGACTGGGAAATCCTTTCGGCATAATATTTCCCCAACGAGAAACGCGGTTCATAGCTGATACAATAAGCTTCCGACGTTCTTCATCAAAATACTCAAAAGGCTTTCCGATATCCTCACTACGAAATGCACCGGGAGATAAACGGTTAGATAATGTCATCACAACGAATTTAAAATCGTTATCAAGCCTGTTAAAGTTACGCATTGCACGATTATCAGTCGCTTTCCGTTGCTGATGAAAACGAGCTAAACATTCCTCACCAGACATTCTGGCTGGCACGTTATTTTTTGAATCCACATTGGTCAACGCTTCATTAATCTGAATTTTTCCAGTAGCCTTATTTACGTTCATTAAACCTCCCGAAATAACTCACGGCACGCCCGAATAAAGTCGGCTTAATTGCCGTTGATAAACCATTCAACAATACAGACTGATCTCTGCTGGGATGCCAGCGCTTGCCATTATTCCCCATAATCCAGCCATGACCGTAGTGCATTGCTGGGCTTTGTTTAATTAGCAGTGATGCGAAAGATGGTTCATTTTTTAACATAACCACCTCACATCAAGCCGAATGAAGCACCGATACCGCTCATGGTATCAACGGCACTTGCCATAGCCGGATTCGCCTGGAGTCGAGCCTGTAATGCGAGAGCTGAAAGCGAGAGCATGCGGATACCTGCATTAACGCTGTTAATCATGTTGTGCTTACGGGCAGAGGTCAGGCGTTCATCAGAGACCACACCGCTCGCCAGTTCGCCAAGCTCCCCCATGGCGCGCATGACATAGGACTGCAATTTGTCTTTTGCCAGTTCGTTGACCGGTACGCATGGCAGGCAATGAATCTGAGCCAGAAAACCATCAACCAAGGTTGAGTCTTCGGTCAGGTCAGTCAACGCCCATATCTCCCGGGGCGTTAACTGGTGTGGCGAATCAGGGGTGAGCTTATTACGCAAAGTTTGAGGTTTAATACCTGCAAGCTTTGCCAAAGCGGTGATGTCGTGTCGTTTAGCGAATGCCCGGCAGGCTTCGTCAAAGTAAGGATGTTTAGAAACGCGAAAATCAAACATGCTGTAAATTCCTTTTTATCCCAAAATGGATTTATCAGGCCTGCATAGTGATGTGGTAGTCACCCGCTGCCTCAACGATCAAAGCCAGCATGTTCACCTCAACAAGGGAATTGACTCCCCCTTTCTTTCTGATTGGCAGTCGGTTTTCTTTACACATCTGGCGCGCGGTACGTTTGCAGATTCCGGTGCGGCGGCAGTATTCGTCCAGAGAGATGAACGGCTCAGCAATCACAAAGTTGAGGTTAGGTCGCATTGAATATTCACTCTTCATAATGCAATATTCCTTTTGGGTCAGAAAATGTCTCTATTTGTCACTATATGGCACAACTCACGAAACGAAATATAGGATCACAAAACGGATATGTCAACGGCAAAAAACACAAAACGGCATGAAGCACAACTGATACGTGAGTCGGTTGAAAGTAATAAAGGTGGGAAAGAGGTCATCTCCCGTCTTGTTGAGGCTTATGGATTTAGCAGCAGGCAGGCGCTTTGCAATCATTTACACGTTTCGCAAAGTACGTTAGCAAACCGCTCAGCAAGGGATACATTTCCGGCAGATTGGGTAATCATCTGCCATGTAGAGACAGGCGCATCCATGTTCTGGCTGTCAACAGGCCAAGGGCTTCCCTTTACCGACGCTAAAAAATCACGAACTGTGATCGTTGAGCATAAAAAAATCTCAAACGGGATTCTGGAAGTTGTAGGGGACTACATTCTCGATGCTGATCATTTAGAAGAAGGGTTAGCTGCGCCTTTCATCGTAGATTCGGACAGAAATACCTACTTAATCGATACCTATGAGGGGGAAGCAGTGGATGGGATGTGGCTGATTGAGATAGACACGATCGTCAGCTTAAGAGAAATAGTGCGATATCCTGGTGGAAGAGTCCGTGTAGAAAATGGAAAAACCTCTTTTGAGTGCCAAGCAGATGACATAAAAGTATTAGGTAAAGTCATCTCAAAAACTGAGTTTCTTTAAGAAAATGGCCGTAAGCAAGTTATCAAATGGTAAGTGGCAAGCTCAGGTATTTCCCAACGGGCGAGATGGCAGAAGAATACGCCGCCAGTTTGCGACAAAAGGCGAAGCCTTATCTTTCGAAAAGCACATCAAAGATCAGGCTCAGGCCAAGCCTTGGCTCGGTGAAAAAGCTGATAAACGCACCGTTTTTGATTTAGTCAAAACGTGGTATGCAGCACATGGCATAACTTTAACAGACGGTCAAAAGCGTAAAGACGCTATGGAATTTGCCTGCAAAGCTATGGGAGATCCGCTTGCATCGGAGTTTAATGCTCGAATTTTCTCGGCTTACCGTGAGCAACGCCTATCCGGGAAAATTACTCGATCATCGCGTGTAAAAACCGTAACACCGCGAACGGTCAATCTTGAACTTGCTTATTTTCGCGCCGTATTTAATGAACTACGTCGGTTAGACGAATGGCAAGCCCCAAACCCTTTGGATAATGTCCGGGAATATAAAATAGCTGAATCTGAAATGGCGTATCTTACAGATGAAGAGATTAGGGCATTATTAAAAGAGTGTGAGGCTAGTAGTTCCAAAGATTTACTCACCGTAGTTAAGCTATGCTTAGCTACCGGCGCGCGCTGGGGAGAAGCTGAGGCACTCAAGGGCAACCAGATCAGAGCAGGCAAAGTAATCTTCACTAAGACCAAAGGAAAGAAAAACAGAGCGATTCCTATAAGCGATGCACTGTTAGCAGAACTTCCGGCTAGCAGAAAAGCTAAACCGCTTTTTAGCTCATGTTATGCAGCTTTCCGCTCAGCACTGAAACGAGCAGACATCGAAACTCCACCGGGTCAGTTGACACATATCTTACGTCACACTTTTGCATCCCACTTTATGATGAATGGCGGCAATATTTTGGTTCTTCAGCGCATCCTAGGTCATACAGATATTAAGGTCACCATGCGTTATTCTCACTTCGCACCAGACCATCTTTTTGAGGCTATCAACCTTAATCCCCTTGAGAGACTATAAGCAAAAAATTGGCAGCAAAGTGGCAGCAGAGAATGTTACTACTTGATAATATATGTCACTATCTGCCACTGAATAAAATAATAAAATCAGTAAGTTACTGATTTATCGAAAAACAATTTCGGACTCATAATCGCTTGGTCGCTGGTTCAAACCCAGCAGGGGCCACCAAATTCAAGGGCCTAAGTGAAAACAGAGGCCCTTTGTCGTATTAAAATCCATGTGAGAAGCGAACTGAGATGCGCTTAACTTGCCGGGTCAAACTCGACGTTCACCCGCGCGCGCAGCTCTTCCTTCATATACGAAGTAAAGTATTCAGGGTTTTTAATCACCACGCGGTCAGCGGACTCGATTTTATCCGCCCATCCCGCCACTTTTTTTGTGAACTCCGGGTGCCACCCTTCCCGCTCCCCTCGCGCGATAATCTCCTCGGCGTGAGCTGGAACACCAAGCTCTTTCAGATACTTAAACATCCCCTTCACTGTACTCTCATCCATGGAATGTGGTGTTGAGGCTGATGTGTTCATACCGCCAATAAAGTCCAATGCTTTCTCAATTACTGTTGGCATATTCGTATCCTTAAATTAACCATCTAATAATCACCTCTTCACTATGACCTGAAATGGCGAAGAGTCTGCAATTGATGGTCAAATCTGTTACCTGGCCCCAAAATCAGCTTCACATATGACGTTTTTCTGCGCGATGACGCCCCACACAAGCGCAAAGACTTTTCCTCATTGACCAGGGGCCGGGACTTTAGCGTGTAAGCCCACACCAGTCATTGTGGTAACGGCCAGTACAGTCCTCAGGAATGGTACATACAACACAATGCTCTTATAAGGCTTACAAGTATGCTGAAATATCAGGTAAGTTAGTCCTCCACCTGACTATCGCCAGGCGGGTATGAAGTAGAGGGACTATCATGATCGGTAAAGCTTTATATGAGTTATTAAAAAAATGAAGCAGGCAATTTTATGGTTTTTACAGTCATATATCTATTTAATCCCTTTGGCCCTTATTGTGGCAGGGGCATATATCTTCGCGAGATTTATACCTGATTATTTTGGGATACTGACCTTTTTGTGGCTTATTATCGTCTCATTTTTTTATATCAAGTATAATCGCTGGTATTAGTGTAGCTGGCACTGGTTGCGATCACGATTTGAGTCGATATTCGTCTGGTATAAGATGTTCAATGGCTCGTGCGGGGGTTCACGGTTATATTCTGACAGCCCTCTTTCCGTGATAACCCACACTTCATTCAATGTGCTCTTCATTGCCCCTTATGTGCTCACATAAACGCCGTATCATGCTCCCGGCTGTACGCGTCCCGCACGAACTCAACCCATGATGAATCTGCCGTTGGCTTACACAGCGCCTTCCAGAATACCTCGTCAAAACAGCCCGTCAGGAAAAGATAGCGACATACATTCATGACCTCATCGGGACGCCATTCACGCGAACTGCCAATGCCCATCAGGTCAGACTCCAGTCTGCTATACGTTAAATTATCCTCTTCATCTGCCCATGCCCGGTTAAGACGTTCATAAATGGATGCGCCCTTCTGTGCGCTGACCTCAAAAAAGTCGCCATATAATTCATGGGGAAGATACTGATGCTCGCCACCCAAATCATGCAAAAACGGATAAACACCGGACTCCCAGGCAAAGATGTACGCGTCGGTATATTCCTCGTGATGCTTACCCAAATGCATGATCTGAATTCGCTGCTGCGTGAACATGGCTTTCATTATGTGTTGATCAGACATCGAACCTGACTCCTTTTCAAATGCGAGAATAATTTTCGGCTCTAAGGTAATGCACAATGCACCAGGCCGCCAGCGGTGAAAACGTGGCGGCGTGAGCGTTTTGTCTATTTTGAGAATTAGCCCCCAATCCCGCCCGGAATAGGCTTACTGCGCATCTGCATTTGCAGTGATGTTAATGCCGCTAAAAAAGTGTTTTTCCGTTGCTAAATAGATTGCCGCATCTTAATTTCACCTCGAAATTATTCATATAGAAAATACCCCATCTCATCACGCTGAAAGGATAAAAGCCCATTTTTTGGCGGGGTGAACTTTGCCTGTTCGCTGTCTAAAATAAGGAATCTCAAGGTTTCCTCTACCATTCGCCAGCAAAAACGGCAAGATAAAAACCAGAAAGAGAACAATTAAATCAGAAGGTTATGAAAAATCTTCATGTTTTCAGTTGCGCCAGACAGTGCATGATATTTAGCTATTTTGTTCGTCTGGCCTGAATAGTGTGCGGCGAAATAAACCTGTACACCGGAAAAAACACCTGTTTGTTAGCTCTGGGAGTCCAGGAATAATCCTGGATTAATACTTCTGTACTCATCATTACAAGGAATGAAAAATGACGCTGCCCGGACTCAACCCCGAAGCAAATATGCCTGGCTATGATTTTGCGCGCTTTAGCGGTAAAGGTGCGACAGATTTCAATTTCGATGCGCTTGGCGCAGCGATGGACTGTACACGTGATTTTGCGCAGGCTGGAATTATCTATGCCGATGGCACGGAGCGGTACCTGGTGCGCCCCAGCAAACGTCACCCGAATGGACAAAGCGGCATCGTAACGCATGTGGTTGTGACAAAGCCTCCCGCACAAGGGTCAAAAACCACGGTGGGTAAATCGTTGACCGACGCCGTCTCCGCAACCTCTCTCGGTCCGGAAATCGCCTCAACCGTCCTCTCCTGCGGCGCAATGATCATTACCGCCGGGGTGATGGCCACCGCGGGCGCCGCCGTCCCGCTCACTGCAGGAGCCAGCGGCGCGCTGGTCGCCCTGGGCTATGCTGGCGCCGCTGCCACGGGTCTGCAATGCATCAACGGCCTCTACCGTTTATATGACCTGGTGGAGAATGGCGGCGAAGATGTGGCCTGGCTGGATTCGCAAGGCTGGTATAACGCCACCTCTACCGCGCTCGATCTTATCTCGCTGGCAAGCGCAGGCGGCGTACTGAAAGAGGTGGTCACGACGTGGCGCGCAATGAAATCCGTTTCGTCGTTAAAAGCGTCTCAGTGGCTGAAAGAGTACCCCCGCCAGGATCGCAAACGCCTGACGGAACTCATCATCAAGCTGCAAAACCCTGGCATCAGTAATAAAGAAATCAAAGCCCTTATCCGCGCAGGCATTTATCCTAAACGCTTCCCGGTCGAGCCGGTGCAGGTGGAGCTCGCCCGGCAACTGGGTAACCTGGTGACCAGTGCGGCGGCGCTGGCGGGAAGCGCAGTGAGCGGTGTCGTCGCCTCGCCGGGCAATATTCCTAAAACAGGCCGCTATATTGTGGGCACCATTCAGTCACTGGCGGTACTGTAA